CACCAAGCTGGTGGAATACCTCTGTAAGCAGATCCCGCAAAAGCAGATCGGCTGCGTCTTCATCGACCCCTTCGTCGGCGCGCACAACATCAACGAGAACGATAACATGGCCGTGAACGCCATTGTGGCGGAAATACGGCGAGTTGCTGACGAGACGAAATCTGCCATCGGGCTGGTGCATCACATCCGCAAAGGCAACGGGGAAGACGCCAGCATCGACAGCGTGCGTGGCGCAGGAAGCCTGATCGGGGCGGCTCGGGCTGCCCGCGTGGTCAACAAGGTCTCAGAGGACGACGCCATGAAGCTGGGCGTGGACGTGGACAAAGCCAAGGGCATCTTCCGCGTGGACGATGGCAAAGCCAATCTCTCCCCGCCTGCGGACAAGTCAACCTATCGCCAGATGATCGGCGTAAAGATCGACAACGGCGAGTGGATCGGTGTCTGCGTACCATTCGACCTGCCAGACGAGTGGAAGGGCATGACCGATGCCGTCGTGAACGAGATGCTGCGTATGATCGAACTAGGGCCGAGGACAGATGACGGGTCTCAAGAGTACTATTCGATCAGGCCCCAAGACAAGGATCGCTTCGTCGGGCGCGTCGTCACGACCTTCGCATTCGACGATCCAGCCCACATGAAGAACGATGGGCAGGCCAAGCGCATCATCAAGACGTGGCACGACAAGGGGCTGATTGAGGAGTTCGAATATCGCTCCGAAAGCCAGCGCAAAGACCGCAAAGGCGTGCGCCCTGTAGGCCGTGTTGGGGAGCAGTTTTGATGTGCGCCACTGGATTTAAAAAGGCGGTTTCAGTGGCGCGCCAGTGGCGCAAATTGACTGCGCCACTGGTGATTTCGCCCTATAGGGTAAACCCAGCGGCGCAGAGCGCGCCACTGCCGCCTGCCTAGCGGCGCGGCAGAGGCGCACGCGCTGGGTTTACCCGGTATCAGGGCGAACCCGCGAAACGGAAATGAGAGGAGCAAAACGATGGCAAAGAGACCAACACGCCAGAAAAAAGATGACCGCATCCTGCACAAGGGAGCGACGGCCAATGAGATCAAATCGGACTTATCGCTGGCACCCTTCGACGCGGCAGTGCGAGCGATGGACAAACGCTGGGGCATCGACCGCCTGCCCGAGCTTGTCTCGGTCGAGAGCGCGGCAAAGTGGGGCAAGGCGATGGCTGGCCTGAACGCCGCCATCGACGCACAAGATCCCGACAAGGTGAAGTTCTGGGTGGAGGTCTGCCTGCGCGGGCTGGCATCGATGGACGCCGAAGCCGTCAGCCTCGGTCGGCCTGTTTCCGATCCTGACATCTGGGAGCATGAATATGAGGGAACAATCTTCGGCATCATCGCTGACGGACGCGAGTGGCCCGCCGCCTATGCCAAGCGGCCCGGCATCGCGATCCACACCATGCGTGAGGTGGCCGTTGCCCTCCACGAACACCGCAACGGGCTGGTGAACGCGGTCAAGCTGGCATTCCCCGGAGCAGAGGTGAAGGCGGTCAGACGCGCGCCGCAGGATCTGGAAGATGATTTTGACTTCTTGGAGGACTTGGAATGAGCAGCACGATTTATATTACCGGCGACACAAAACCGGATGCGCTCTACCGCGCGCTGGCCGAGGCGCAGAAGGGCGACCGCATTGTCTACCATGTAGGCCAGACCTGCGGAGGCCTGCATCGCTTTGCTGCCGCACGCGCAGAGACCGAAAAGCGGTGTTTCCTGTTTTGCAAGCGCGAGGGCGTAGGACAGTTTGCATATTTGGCGGTGAAGCGTTAAGATGCGCGACAGACAATCTGCACCGGGGACCGACAGATGAAACAATTTCCCAACTATAAAACAGTTTCAGTAGCCTCGCTGGTGCCATACGCCCGCAACAGCCGCACACATTCACCGCAGCAAGTGGACAAGATCGCCGCCAGCATCCGCGAGTTTGGCTTTCTGAACCCGATCATCGTGGATGGCGAGAACGGCATCATCGCAGGCCACGGGCGCGTTATGGCAGCCCAAAAGCTGGGGCTTGCCGATCTGCCCGTCATCGAAGCATCGCACCTCACCGAGGCCCAGCGTCGCGCATATGTCATCGCAGACAACCGCCTTGCGCTGGATGCCGGCTGGGACAACGACATGCTGAAGATCGAATTGCAGGATCTGGACGCCGAGGGCTTTGACCTGAGCCTGACGGGCTTTAATCCCGACGAGATCGGCAACTTCTTGGCCGAGCCGAACGCTGGCCTGACCGACGAGGATGCGGTGCCAGATGTGCCTGCGGTTCCCGTGACTGTCGAGGGCGACGTGTGGCTGCTGGGGCGGCATCGGTTGATGTGCGGGGATAGCACCAGCATCGACGCGGTGGATAAGCTGATGGCGGGCGTAAAGCCTGATTTGATCCACACTGATCCCCCTTATGGGATGAACGCGGTCAGCAAGTCATCTGTCCTGAAAAAGAATTACGGCACCGACATTATGGGCGATGATAACCCGGACGTGGCAAAAGATGCCTTTCGCCTGATAAATGGCCTTTATCCAGATGCAAAGCAGATCTGGTGGGGTGCGAACTATTACTGCTCGGCGCTTCCAGATAGCGAGTGCTGGCTTGTTTGGGACAAGGACAACGGCGGAAGCGATCAAACGGATTGCGAACTTGCATGGGCTAACTTCAGGAGCGTTGTCTGGCAGTTCACAATGGCGAGCGAAAAGAAAAACCGCGTGCATCCGACGCAAAAGCCAGTGGCTCTGATGGAGTGGATCATTAAGCGGTTCAACTTGTCTTCCAAGACAATTGCGGACTATTTCGGCGGATCAGGCTCCACTCTGATCGCGGCGGAAAAGCACGGCATTCAAGGTTTCATTATGGAGTTTGATCCAAAGTTTGCCGACGTGATTGTCAAGCGCTGGCAGGATTTCACCGGGCAAGAGGCAACGCTGGAAGCGACGGGCGAGACGTTTAACGCGCTGGCAAGCAAGAGGATCGCAGCATGAGCCGCAGGCCGCACGAACCGTCAAAGGAAAGCCGCCAGCTTGTCCAGCTTCATGCCACCATCGGCACGCCTCAAGCGGTCATTTCTGACATTCTTGGCATCGACAACAAAACCCTGACCAAATACTACCGCGAGGAACTAGATCAAGCCTTGGCCCGCGCTAATGCTTCGGTCGGCGGTGCGCTGTTCAACAAGGCCACCAAAGGCGACACAACCGCCATGATCTTCTGGATGAAAACACGGGCAGGCTGGCGCGAAAAGCAAGAGGTTGACCTGACATCCTCAGACGGCAGCATGACGCCGCAAGTCATCGAGCGCGTTATCGTCCAGCCAAAAGACGCTGATGGCTAAGAAGGGATTTTCCTGTTTACATACTGGCCGGACTGCCGTAGTGTTCCTTTTATGGAAATCACTCAGCAACACAAAGCTAAAATTCGCAGTCGGGCGATGAAGGATCAAGTTGGCCGCCGGTTCGGTAGGCTTGTTGTTGTTGCTCTGGTCGAACAAGACGCATCAAAAGAAAACAATCATCTTTGGATGTTCAAGTGCGACTGCGGCAACGAAAAGCAGGCGCGCATAAAAAGTGTCAGGTCTGGCAAGACATCTTCGTGCGGATGCGTGTTCGCCGAAATGATGGCGGCAAGAAACACAAAGCACGGTCTTAGCAGTTCGTCCGCGACTTACAGAAGCTGGAAAGATATGCGCCAAAGGTGCATGAACGAAAGTGGCGGTGATTGGGCTAATTATGGCGGGCGTGGCATCGCAGTGTGCAAAGAATGGGATGACTTTTTGGTATTTCTTTCCGACATGGGAGAGAGGCCTCAAGGCATGACGCTTGATCGCATTGACGTAAATGGCAATTACTCAAGGCAAAACTGCCGTTGGGCGACGCCAAAAACGCAAGCAAATAACAAGACGTCCAATAAGGTGCTGACCCTGAACGGCAAGACGCGGACGCTTCAACAATGGGCCGACGAAACTGGCATTAAGCGTGAAACCATTGCGGCAAGGGCGCGCGCTGGAATGGTCGATGACAAAATACTCCACCGGGGGCGCTTGGCCCCGTCCTCTTGTATCGGATAGAGCATGGCACCTCGCAATGTTCTTAGAATTAGGACAGCAGAGGCCTTCGCGCCTTTGTTGAGCCCATCCCGATACAAGGGGGCATGGGGGGGGCGAAGGCAGCGGCAAATCACGCTTCTTCGCAGGGCTTCTCGCCGAAGAACACCTGATGTTCCCCGGTCATCGCAGCGTCTGCATCCGCGAAGTGCAAAAGTCCCTCAAACAATCCGCCAAGAAGCTGATCGAAGATACCCTGCAATCCTATAATCTCGGAGAGGCCCAAGGCTTCAAGGTATTCCGCGAGGTGATCGAAACGCCCGGCGATGGCCTCATCATCTTCCAAGGGATGCAGGATCACACCGCAGACAGCGTGAAATCGCTGGAAGGCTTCGACCGGGCTTGGGTTGAAGAAGCCCAATCCCTCTCCGACCGATCCCTCTCACTTTTGCGCCCGACCATCCGCGCCGAAAACTCTGAGCTTTGGTTTAGCTGGAACCCATCGCGCCCGACCGATCCCATCGACCAGCTTCTGCGCGGGCCTATCACGCCATCGGGATCGGTCGTTGTCCGGGCCAACTGGTCAGACAATCCGTGGTTCCCATCAGTCCTAGAGCAAGAGCGCCGGGATTGCTTGGAGAACCAATCCGAGAGATACGGCCACATCTGGGAAGGCGAATATGCAACTGTCCTCGAAGGGGCCTATTACGCCAAGCACCTGACGGACGCCCAGCTTGAGCGCCGGATTGGCTTTATCCCGCGTGATCCTCTGATGAAGGTCTACGCCTGCTGGGACATCGGCGGCACGTCGTCCAAGTCCGACGCCACGTCGATCTGGATCGTGCAATTCATCGGCCCCGAGGTGCGCGTGCTGGACTACTACGAAGCCGTCGGCCAGCCCTTCGAGGCGCACGTCAACTGGCTCCGGGCCAACGACTACGAGGAGGCCGTCTGCGTCCTGCCGCACGACGGTCGCAAGCACGACAGCGTCTATGCCGTCACGCCCATGTCTTATCTGCGCGAGGCTGGCTTTGTGGTGGATCTGGTGAAGAACCAAGGTGCAGGTGCTGCATTGCAGCGTATCGACGCAACCCGCCGCCTGTTCCCGGCGATCAGGTTCAACGAGGAGACAACGCGCGGCGGGCGCGAGGCTCTCGGCTGGTATCACGAAAAGCGGGATGAGGTGCGCGGCATCGGGCTTGGGCCTGAGCATGACTTCTCCAGCCATGCCGCCGATGCCTTCGGCTTGGTGGCGATCTACAA